ACAGTAACAACATAAGGGGCTCCAGTGTACTCAGCTAAACGCTTTTCAAATTCATTTGTTATATCGTATACATTTTTCATATAATATTAATATAATAAATTATAAAGAATTGCCAAATTTAATTAATTCTTTTTCAAAATTATTATGAGCTATAATTTTAAACTCTTCTCTTCTATCTATAATGGACATATATTCTTTATAGGGATTAAATCTAAACTTGTTATCCTCAACTAGTAATTCATTTTCTAAAATAAATTGCATTATGTTAATTCCTTTTCTTTTAAGAATAGAAGAACAAGTCATTAAAAATGTATCTTCTAAACCATATGGACCTAATGACTCAGGTATGTTTATCATTTTAAGTAGTGGTAAACTTATTAATGTTCCCCATCCACCCCCAAATTTAAAATTTTCTATATTTTTAATATTAACTTCTCCTAAACAATCAGCTGTTGTAAAAGCATCTACATCTTTAAAACTACTTATTGGTTCATTTATAAATTTTTCATTTACTAATTCATCCCAACTGTTGTCCCACATCTTATGAATTTGGGGAGTTATTATATATAATGGGGTAATTTCCTTAACTAAAGATGCTCCATTAACTATATGATATAATAAACTATCACTAAAAAATACATCTGTATCAAGTACTAAAACATTATCAGCTTTAGTAGTATTAAATACTTGTCTTCTATGGTCAACACAACCTAATACTTCATTGTTCTCACTAACATAAAACTCAGTCTTAGACCAAGTTTTAGTAAGTTGTTCTAATTGATAAAATTTATCTATAAAAAATTTTTTAGGTATAGTTGAGTTAGCCCAATCATTCAAATTAATATTTAGTACTACATTTGTTATGAAACTATATCCTGATGATAAATGTTTAGAACTTCTTTTTAATTGGATTAAAATTCGTTCTAATTGATCTATCTCATGTGGTAAAACATGTATTAATATTTGTGTTGTCATATTTTAACTTCTTAAAAAGTCATGCCCACCTAATTTATTTTTATCTAATTGTATTATCTTTCTATCAAATGGAATATAAAAAGCTTCTGGGTTGGCATATGATGGGTCTAAAACTTTAGGTGGATTATTGTAAAAATAATTATTAAGATGAGACTCATCATGCCATATAGCTATTATGTTATTAGATGAATCTTTCTCTATATTTTCTTGTAATTGTTTACTCATTTTAAGAAAAGCATCTTTAGTACCACCAAATAAACATCCTTGATAATAGTATTTTCCTTCTCCATATGGGATATAAGCTAATGATAATGGATTTCTTTCATAAGTGAAATCATTATTAGAAATATTGTATTGACCTGGGTGATTAACTCCTACCATATTATAGTCTAAATCTGGGAAAATATTTTCATTTATTATTTCATTAATTATTAAATTAGCATTACAGAAGTATATATAATCTAAATGCTCCATCTTAATTGAAGAATTATTAATTATATGGAATCTATTTAAAGTATCAAAAGGCCACCCTAATTTATCTTGATGTATAATATGGAATTTACTTGGGTCTGGGTTATCTAATTGAGAGTCAGTAAATATAAAATATTCTTTTTTATGATTAGGCAAAAAATTATTTTCAACTGATGATAAGAAATTTTCTAAGAATTGAACATATTTACCAGTGCATATATAAATTAAACCAACAGTTTTTGGTCTGAAGAATAAAACATCATAGAAGTCAGAACCATGCATGTGGTTTATAGATTTAGTAATGTAAGAGAAACCTAAAGATTTTAATCTTTCAACTAATTTAATAGTTCTAGGTTTTAATTGAGGATCTACAAAATCATGAAATTCAACAGTTATTTGACCTATCTTATCAAAAAAAGAATCAGTTAAATTTTCTAAAACATCATACTCAGCTCCTTCTATATCTATTTTTAAAATATCTATAAAGTCTATATCATTATCTTTACAAATAGTTTCTAAAGTAATAGATTCAATAGAGTGTTTAATACCTTCAAAATAATTAAAGTCTTTAGAGCCATTATATGGTGAATTAGGATCTTCAAAAAATTCAATTATTTCATTATCACTAGAGGATATAGCCTTATTATAAAGAATATAATTTGGGAGATTTTTTAATTTAGAAAAATTTGTTGGGTTAGCCTCAACTAAAATTGCTTTTTTAACATTATATAGAGTGTTTAACTCATCAGTAAACTCTCCTTGACAAGCGCCTAAATCTACAATGTTTATTTCTTTTCTTAGATAATTATCAAAAAAAGTATGTTCTTTAATTTCTTGTATCATTATTTTATTTTTTACTAGCTATTAATCTTACAGATTTATACAATGAACCCCATCCAGCGTGAGTTGGATTTGTAGTGAAATCTATTTTTTTAATATCAAATTTATTTTGAATTTTTTCTATTATCTTATCATGGTCTAAAGCTAAATGATCATTTTCATCTTTAGATCTAACATCATAGTATAACCATAATTCTCCTCCTTTGTTTAATGAGTCCCAAAACTTATCTACAAACAAACATTCTGGGTCATTAAAATGGTCTATACAGTTTAAGCAAACAGCATAGTCAAATCCCTTTTTTTGGAAGTCTAATAAACTAATAGAAAATATTTCATATTTAGATAAATGTTTAAATTTATCATACTCTAATAATTTATTAAGAAGAGGATCAACTAATGTTAGTTTAGGAGATATACTGTTATATTCTGTTACAGGACTACCTCCACATCCTACCTCAACTACTTTCTTATTATTTAACTCCTCAAAATTAAAAAATTGTTGGTAATAATTAGCATGGAGTAATGGAGCTTGATATCCTCCTAACCAAAATCCTAATTCATGATCTTGTAAATATTCATCAGTGTACTTGTTCATTTTTTTATTTTATATATTATTTAATTTAATTATTTCTTTTAATATAGTTATTAATCTAATGTAATAATCTTTCCAATATACTGCTAATTGATAATTAGCTTCTATATACTCTAATTTAGAATTATAATTCTCTTCAGTTAAAGAGTTTAATAAATACTCTAATTCTTCTTGATTAGAAAAAGTATACATTCCTCTAATGTCAAAAAACTCATTAATATTTGGACACCCCCAATATATAGGTACAGTCTTTGATAAAAATGCGTCTACAATTTTTTCAGTAAAGTAATTTTGGTTCTGGGTATTTTCTATAGCTAGGTGAAACATACTATTATGAAAACATATTTCTTTAGGCTCATCTGTTGTATAGAACCATTTTGTAGGGGTTTTAATTTTGTCTTTTAAATTATAGATTTGATGTCTTAAATGATGACCTTGAGTTAATTTTTTAGCTCCACATATATATGAAATTTCTAATTTTTTAGGTAATTTAGACAATATTTCATATCTATTATTTTCATGTAAAAAAGACATTCCAAATGGCATTAAAATTGAGTTATTACATGAGTTTAGTATTTTTTCACTCCATGTTAATATACAGTTAAAATTATAAGAGTTATTAATAGCCCAATCATGTAATCCAAATAGCTCATTAGGTTCATTTATAATTAAAAAATTATAAGGATTTACATTTAATTCTTCTAAAGTAGGAATATAATCATTAAATAGTGAAATAGGTTTATTTATGATATCTAAATCTAATTCTAAATTAGCTTGATATACATTAGCATCTATAAAATTACTAAAAACTTTCATATTGTGATCCAATCATTAGGGTATAAATCTGTTAATGAGATATGTGGTATAAACCAATTTGAGGGAGCAATTATTTTCTTTTGAGGATTTTTATTTAAATAAGCCCCCCACCAACTGAAAGTACTATTTGAAATTATATTATGGTCACATAAAGACATTAAACATAAATCTTCAAATTGATTATTTCCTTCAATAAAATTTACTCCATCTGGAAAAATTTGTTTACACCACTCAATATCATCTGAGAAAACTAAGAATGTGTAATTGTTATCTGTAAAATGATTTAATGCCTCTTGAATATATTCCGGTATAATAACCCAATACCCAGGATGATTAACATAGTCACCTCTACGAATATGGATAGACACTGGGTTGGGAATTCCATTTAATATATTTAAACATTTGGTAAGTATTTCAGATTTAAAAGAAAAGTCTTTTACTATTTCATTTTTATATTTTTCAAAATACTTATATGATTGATAGTAACCATTTATAGAAGTATTATCAGATATATTAAATATTTCAGAATCAAATTTAAATGATTTTTCTATATACTCTGTTTCAGGTAAGATATTAATTAGCTCACATTTTAGATCAAAACAATCAAGTAATTCTAATTTATATTCAATCCATTTTTGATTTGTTAAATCAAACAACCCATCAGATTTAATTTTTAGATTATTAGGTAGTTTATACTCATATCCTGTTTCTAATGAAACAGCTTTTAAAGTAGCATATTGAAACATTTGATTACCTAATCTACCACTATATCCTATACTTTTATGTGTTATCATTTTTTATAGTAATTTAACCAATATTCTATCATTTCGTCTAACATAGACTCAAAAGTGTAATCATGTGTCCAACCTGTGGTTTTAACTAATTTAGATGAATCACCTTTTAAATTATGTAATTCTTCAGGTCGTAAAAATTTCTCATCTTGTTTAACATATTCTGACCAATGTAATCCTAATCTTGTAAATACATAATTAACAAGTTCTCTAACAGAGTGTGATACTCCTGTAGCACAAACAAAATCATCTGGTTTGTCTAGTTGTAGTATTTCCCACATTGCTTTAACATAATCTTTAGCGTGTCCCCAATCTCTAGTAGCATCTAAATTACCTAATTTTAATTCATTAGATAATCCCAATTTAATTTTAACTGCTTCTTTACAAACTTTATTTGTAACAAAATTAGTTCCTCGTCTAGGTGATTCATGATTAAATAAAATACCATTAGAAATAAACATATTATATGAATGTCTATAATTTCTACTTATATTATAAGCGAATACTTTAGAACATCCATAAGGTGAAACTGGGCTCATTGGTGTTGTTTCTCTTTGGTATCCATCATTATCAATACTGTTTCCAAACATTTCTGAGCTACTAGCTTGATACACTTTAGTATTAGGTGAGACCATTCTAACAGCTTCTAATATATTTAAAGCTCCTATAGCTGTAGCGTTAGCTGTGTATAACGGTTGATCAAAACTAATTCTAACATGAGACTGAGCAGCTAAATTATAAAGCTCATCTGGTTGTGTTTTAGATATTACTCTAATTAAAGATGCTAAGTCAGTTAAGTCAGCGTATTCTAATTTTAAAGCAGGATAAATTTCATTTAATCTAGCTGTTTGGTTTTCAGCTACAGAATTGCGTTTTAATATCCCCCACACTTCATATCCTTTATTAATTAAAAACTCAGCTAAATATGATCCATCTTGACCATTAATACCTGTAATTAATGCTTTTTTCATAACCTGCTATAAAAATTATTTTGTGATTCTTGTTTTGATATATGTTTATAATGATACAAAGAATACTCTTCAAACTCTGGTAAGTAAGCGTATGTTTTATATCCATCTAATACTTCATGGAGTTTATTTATCCATTTAATGTCAGGTGTATTTCGAAATATTCTCCATTGATAATCAGGAAATTGCACCCATCCTTTATCATTTTGTTTCCATCCCCACATTTGAATATGTTGAGGTGTGATACCTTCTACAATGTTAATTCTAGGTGTTAAAATAACATCCGCGTTATTTTTTAATATAGATGGAAGTGACTCAATTAGATTATCATTAGGTATTTCATCAGCATCAATTTGAAAAATATAATTACCAGAACACATTGCTGTTAGTTCATTTTTCCAATCAGCAAAGTGTCCTTGGAACGCGCTTTCTTTTAATATGATTATATCTTTAGATGACCAATAATAAAGTTCATCTAATAATTGTTGAGATGCTTTTGGTTTATCTAGTAATACACAAATCTCATCTTCAGATCGTTTATGTTGGTGGAGAAAGTTAAGTAAACGACTTATTTCTTCTAATTCATTACATACTGTAATTGCATAACTAATTCTCATATAACCATTAATATAATATTATTCTGGTAGTAAGCCAATATAACTTAAAGCATCTATAAAATCTCTTTCATCAAAATGTTGAAGAGTAGTCATATCCATTCTATATTCATAAAACTTACCTGGTTGTTTTGGGATTGGGTATTTATGTTTTTCTTCTTCAGTTACTGGGACTGCTTTAACAGCCGCCCATTTCCAATTTGAAGCTTCATTCCCATTAGCAAATATCATACCTTGTTTAGGTTCATTGATAGTTTGTGGTAACCATGTTAAACCTGTACTCTTATCTTCCCAAGCTAATGCTTTATATAATTCAGGTAACATTTCCATCTGTTGAGTATAGAACTCACTTCCTTCTGTCATTAAACTGTTAGTCCAATATCCACATGATAAAGACATCCAGTTGGTTATCTCAGGTGTAACTTGTGTTTCATAACACAAGTCACCTCCTGATTTAGGGCAATTTATAATTTTATCCATTATTTTCTACTTTTTGTAATTTAGGTAATTCAATTTTCTTTAATGTAGGTAATTTTAACTCTATTTGTTTTGGAAACTCAGGAATATATTTAGTAAATAATTCATCTACTTTATCCTTCATTTTATCCCAACTAAATTCAGTTTTACTCTTATGTGCTTGACGTTTAGCACCATCAATATATTTTTTATAATCTTCAAATACATCTTTAATAGTAGTAGCAGCGTGTCCTAAATCAACTGAAAGCCATTGTGATTCTTTTAATAACCAATTATTAGCCGCACTAGGATGTACATTTGTTAATTGACCTGGTAATAAGGTTGTATATTCTGGATTTAAAAAATCTGTATGACCACTCCAACCTGTTGTTATAATTGGTTTTTTAGTTAAACTAAATTCAAGTAATGGTCTACCATATCCTTCACCTTTAGTTAAATTAACCATAGCTTTTATTTTAGAATGGTTATATAACTCATTCATCTCAACATCTGTAAATTCACCATGAATTAAATAAACATTTGGTAAATCTTTACTATTAATTGATTTTTTAATCAATTTAATTTTCTTTAAAATTTCATCTCGATCGATATATGATGAACCCATTTGAGATGTTTTTAAGATAAGTGCTGGTTTGTCTTTTTTGTTCTTGAACACTTCAAAAAACATTTTAATTAATAAACCAACATTTTTTCTATCTTCACCTAAATCTCCATTAATCCAATGACCAACAAATAAAAATGCAAATTTTTCTTTAATTTCATCTAATTCAGGGAATAAAGATACTTTATCAAGTGGCTTATAGATTTCTATATCAGCTCCTTCAAATAATACTTCAATTGGTTTTTCAATTTTTAACTCACCTACAGTTTGATTAGTACGTTGATCTACCTTTTGCATTATTGTCTTAATAAATGTATTTTTAGAATGCTCAGAAGAAGTTAACACTAAATTCATTCTATTACATCCTTCAATCCAATCCCCAGGTGATATTGTAGTTTCAATACCTGCTGTTACTCCAATATTATATTTCCCAATTGGCTGAAATTCACTTGGGATAGTAATCTGCATCCAAATTTCAGGTTGTTTAGGTAATTGGGGTTGATTATGAATATGTTTATTTAAAAACTCCCATTCAGGATTATCATTAATAAATCCCCAAGGTGTGTTACCCCACATTTGTGGTAAGATCTTAACATCATATTTATCTAATTGAATAATTGCTCTAACTAAATCTCGAGAGCGTGCTCCATAACCACTATAAGTATCAATAGGGCAGGAAATAAAAAATAACGGTTTACTCATAACTTTTTAATATACTAATTTGTGAGGTACTACTTTGTCTTTAACTTCATTTGTATTTATAAATTCATATTTTTCTCTTGGTTTCCAAGTTTTAAATAACTTATCTAAAGTTGTGATAATTTTTTTACCCATTCTTTCACTTGTAAAACCAGCTTCTTCACTTAACGCCCACTCACGTCCTTTTAAACCACGTGCTTTTCTTTCTTCTTTAGACAACTTATAAACATTCATTATTTGTTCAGCAGCATCTTCAGCATTACATCTATCATCCCAAATGTAAGGTGTTAATGGAGAGCCTTGAATTGATCTATTAGTTGGATATACTGGGAAGGCCCATTCACCATGTTCTTTAATTGTACCATTATGGTTAGAAGGAAAATCAGCGCTAAAGTTAATCCATTTACCTTTTTTACTAAAACGCATTTGATCTTGCATTCCACCAGTAACATTTGCAATAATTGGATTACCAACTAAAATTGCCTCAGTTAAACTTAATCCCCAACCTTCATTGTTGGTTAGTAATATTTGAACATCAGAACAATTATATAATAGATTCATTTTGATTGGATCTATAGGTTGGGTTGAGAATATAATATTATATCTAGAATCACTACCAAATAACATTTCTCTAACCGCTTCTAAGTCAGTACCATTATCATCTACTACTTGAGTATGTAATACAAAAGCACATTTTTTAGCTTGCTCATCATTTAATGAGTCAATAAACAAACGATAAGCTAACATTGCATCTGGAATTTGTTTACGACGAATGTTTCTTGAGTTAAAGAACATAACAAAATCATATTCTTTTCCTTTAAATAAATTTTTCTTAAACTCAACTAACTCTTTATCATTCTCATCAAGTGGTTTAAAAGTATTCTCATTTAATCCATGAGGAACATATTCAATGATTTTATTTTTAGCTTTATCACCTAATACTAATTCATTAATATTTTTAGTTTGTTTTGAAATAGCTAATAAAGCATCACATGATTCATAATAAGGTCTATTATACATTGGTGCTGGGTAATCATCCCAAATGTTTAGATATATAATAGGCATCTTTTTTCTAATCTCATTTTCAATTTGGAATAACCAAATGAAATATCTTGGATCAGTAATTAAGAAAATAGCATCTGGTTTTTCTATTGATATTATTTGTCTAATCAAATTAGTATCACCATATCCATTAGTTGGGTATAATATAACTGAGCTGTCAGTTAACCCAGTATTATCATTGGTGTCTACACTTAAATCTAAGCGTTTACCTGCTTCTGGGTGGTTAATAGCTCCACCAACATTAACCCAATTAAAATGTTGAGCTGTATTTAATACCATTTCTCGCGCAACTGTAGCTACACCTGAATGAACTCTAATATCATCGCAGATTAGCAAAATTTTCTTCCTCTCATTTTGAGGAAGGTAAGCAAAACTTGAATTCATAAAACTTATTTTCTTTCTAAATTATTGTGATTGTGAATTGACTTTCTAAACTCATCATCTGTAAGATATAAATGGATTGTACGATCTACAAGTTTTTGTAAAGAAAACTTATGTTTAACACAACTCATTTTAAAATCTTCAAATAACTCGCTTTGCACTTTAACACTTGTTAGTGTCATATCTTTTTTATTCATAGCTTTTATTTGTATATAAATATATATAAAAGTAAGAATAGTTACACTGAGCATAAATCCTTTCTATTATAGAATGGACAATACTGGCAGTTCTTATTTACTACTGGTTGATGGTCAGTATCTTTAAATGTTCCATCAGTATTAAAACATTGTTCAAGAAAATTATCTAAAGTAGTAATTGCTTTTTTCATTTTAATTTTACCACTTGGAGGAGCAAATTCTTGAATTCGACTTTGTGGAAAATCACTTTCTTCCCATATTTTTCTCTTTAGAATAACAAACTCAATATCAATGTTTTCTTCAGGTACTTTAAATTGTTTACTATAATAATTTTTGTAAAACATTAGTTGAAACTGCTTACCTTCATCTTTTTTAGCATCATTATTCCAACCCCGAGTAGATGTTTTAAAATCAATGATTTTGTGTTTATCTGTGTTTTCATTATATAAAACTAAGTCAAGATAACCTTTATATAACAAATTTTTAAATCTCTCATTTGGATTAATCACAATAGGTATTTCACAACCTACTAAATGCCATCCTTTAATACTGAAGTATTGGCCTCGTTTTCTTTTTAGAAAATTTAAAATAGCTAATCCATCATCATAAAACTCTCTCATTTCTGGAGATGAACTAAAATGAATATTTTTATTTCGTTTATATTCTTCTAGGTATACTTCTCTAAATTTATTTTCAAATTCTTGCTCTATATCTATCCTATCAGCAGCTGCTCCACTTTCTTCATACATTATAGTTAAATAATGTTGAATTACTTCATGCATTGCTGTTCCAAATACAGTATGAATTGTAGGTGTATACTCTTGAAGACCATCCTTATATTGTAACTTCCATTTTAAAGGACAGTCATTATAAGTAGAAAATTGACTATAAGATATTGTTTTCTGGAAAGAATAGTTAATATCTTGTGGGATATGATTTTTAATAGCCCTTACTACGAATGGTGTTTTTTTACTCACTTTGTGGTTTCTTGAATGAACTGCTGTTTTAATTTTTCTAAATACAAGATAGCATCCATATGCTCTTGTTTAGCATGTTCAATCCAATCTAATAAAGATAGATCAGTTCTATCTAAATCAGTACCATATTTTTCTTTTCCTTTAACACTTCGATCTTCGAACTGTTTGATTATTGACAAAACTATACTATCCATTTTTTAATAACTTTTTTTGTTCTTTTTCTTCAACACCTAATTTAGTGAGAATAGATTTAACACCTGTTTCTCTTAAAATATAAGTATACTCTTCTGCTTCGCCAAGCGAACATTCATAATAAGAAGCAATATGTTTTAATAGAGCTTCTTTAGGTTTTGATTTAGAGGACTTAATATATTTAAGGAACATTTTGTTTTTAGGTATCATATATAAATATATATTATATGTTTTCTCCTTATCAGTATATGGGAAAGTCTGAACTAAATTTACAAACTCAATGTACTCAGGATTCATACTGAGGAATCGATGAACCATATAACAATTAAATGATTCTTTCTCTTCCTCAGTAAATGAATTCCAAGATTTTTTCTCATAAGTGATCTGGTTAAGCCAATCAAAGAGAGTCATTGTACTTCTGATATTCTTCTCTAAATTCAGTTGGTAACATTTCAATTAAGATCTTACCTGAAGTAGGATCATAAAAGCAAGGAACAGGCATAATTGCGTCCTCTGCTGTACCAGCTAAAAATTTAGACACCTTACGTAACAAAACACCCTCAGTGAATACTTGTTTTCCTTCAGGAGAAACAATAGGTGTTGTTTGACTTGGATCAACTTTAATGTTGAGATTTTGTTGTTGATTGCTCATTTTATTTGTTTTTTATAATTTTTCCAATCTATATAAAATCCAATAGCTACTAAAATATTCATCCCAAATGATGATAATATTTCAATTATATCTTCATATACATTCATTGTTAAATGAACATGTCCTATCATCCAAAATGGTACTGATAAGTTACTTGATATCCATAATAACAAGTATGTTGTGAAGTGAATTACTGGATGATTTTTAATATCGCGCATATTAATGCCATTGTATTAATTTCTTTATCAATTCTAAAGTTAGCATGGTACATATAACTTTCTATTTCAATAATAATCATTGCTTTTGCTAGATCATTATTACCATACTCATCTAAATTATCATATAGAAATCTATAAATCTCTTCAAAATCATCCAAATTACTATCAGCAAGTATTTGTCTAATATTTTTAAAACTAGATTTAGATGGTGATTTAAGTTCCTTTAATACTCCATCTTTGTAACTGTTTGATGCTAGTACTGTTTTATCTATTTTAAGAGTACCTTCAACATTATTTACTTGACAAGTGTTTAATATTTTTCTAATATCAGGATAATGTTTATTAACTACTAATGCTAGGTCCTCTAATTCATAATTAACATTTTCTTGATCTAAAATAGCAGATACATGTTGTGCTACTTCTTTTTTAGATGGAGGTGTAATCTTCAATACTTGACAACGAGATTGAAGTGGATCAATTATTCGTTCAAGGTAATTACATGTTAGGATAAAACGTGTAGTACGAGAATATGTTTCAATAATATTCCTAAGTGATGCTTGTGCTTGAATAGTTAAAAAATCTGCTTCATCTAAAATGATAATTTTAATAGGCTTAAATGAAGCGCTTGAAGCAAAACCTTGAACTTTATCTCTAATAGTATCAATACCTCTTTCATCTGAAGCGTTAATATAGAGGTAATCGCAATTGAAATTATTTACAATTAATTTAGCTAATGTTGTTTTACCTGTACCAGGTGTTCCATACAATAGTAAATTCTGTAAATCATTATTGTTGATATATTGATGAACAATTTGTTTTAACTGTTCATTACCAACATACTCGTCTAATGTTTTAGAACGATATTTTTCTACAAATAAACTATTTTCTTTCATATAACCAAATATAATAAAAAATGGCCCTAAGGCCAAATTTTAATATAATATGTTTTTAAAGACTATTTAGATTTTATCAAAGTACTCAGCTTTGTATTCAACACTATTACCTTCTCTTTTTCCTGAGGCTACTATAAATTCACCATTTTTGATATATCCTGTAGTCCCTTCAGGTACATATAGTTCAGTTCCATCATACCCAGTAGGATCATCATACTCTCTAGCATTAGGAACTGTTCTACCTTTAGGTCCAGGGTAGTCACTATATTTTTCAATATAATACCAGTCTACATTAGATCTATGGGTTGGCTTACTTTCATTTTCAGCTAATACTTTAATGATTTCTTCCTTGATAATTTGTTTTAACTCAGATATTTTCATAATAATATTTTATCATAAATATCAATAATCACCATACATGTTAAACTTCTTTGGAGGAATTGGTTTTATCTCTGCTATGGTTGTCGCTATAGCATACAATTCACCTTTTATAGGTGATAATCTGAAATCACATGGTTGTTGAGTTTCTTGGAAGTAACCTTCTAATGCTTCAGTTAATGAAGGATACACTGTATTAGGATCGCTTAGCAACACCCAACTGTCTCCAGGTGGGCGTCGCTTAGCGATTAATACTAATTCTTCTTTGACTTCAGTAGCCATTAGAACATTCCTCCCATTCCACCCATCATATCATCCTGTTTTTTCTCTTCAGGCTTATCTACGACAGTACATTCTGTTAATAGAATTGTTCCAGCTACTGATGCCGCGTTCTCAATTGCGGTACGAGTAACTTTAGTTGGATCAATAATACCTGCATCCTTCATGTTAACGAATTTTTCAGTTACTAAATTATATCCTTTCCAGTTATCATTACCACCTAACTTATTAATTAAATAATAAGCCTCTTGTTCTGTAGAACCAGCGTTAGTAAGAATTTTCATAAATGGTGCACCACATGCTGTGTAAACAATTTGGCCACCTACTGATTTGCGATTCTTGATTGCTTCACGAGCATATAATAAAGCAGCACCACCTCCAGGAACAATACCTTCTTCAATTGCGGCTTTAGTTGCTTGAAGTGCATCATCAACTCGGTCTTTCTTTTCTTTGACCTCAGTTTCAGTATTTCCACCTACATGAACAATTGCTACTCCTCCGACAAATTTCGCGAGTCTTTCTTGTAGTTTTTCTTGTTCAAAAGGTGTTTTTGCTTTTTCGATTTGGAGATGT